CAGCCTCTAGAGCAGCGCGGCGATCATCTACGACTTCTTCATTTTCAAGGTTTGCCATGACAGTTACCTTACATAACGGTTGACATTGTTAATGATATGCTGCTTCCGACTCTCGGCATCAGCGCGCTTCTCTTGGGATGACCTTGTATCGCTATTTGCTTCCAAATAGGGTAATCCTTTAAGATCTTCAACCGGAACAACGTTGTGGCGTGCATTGTGTTCACGCATACCAGCGCGTCCGCTATACGTCTTGCCGTCTACTGACGAAACAAAGTCAGGAAGATCTGGCAAGATTGTGTAGCCTTTGTGCGGAGTTTCAGGAGCTCTGTAGTCCGCTTTAAGACATGGCGGACCCCCATCACGGGGATATACCCAAGTTTGTTTTACTGCCATGGTGGTATTCCTTGTATATCCAACCGTTGCGAATCTTGCAGATAGTTGAAGTAGATACTCCAAATCTATCTGCTAGCGAGCCTGAAGTTTCCTTGCTATTACGAATTACTGCTATTTGATCCGGACTGAACCTGCGCTTTTTGAGCACGTGCCGTCTCCAGTTTAACCTCAGCCAGCGCTTCGGCGTTTGTCAGTTTTAACTGCCCCATTTCACGTTCGAAATAGAGCTCCATCTCTTGCCGTTGTTTTTCCATCTGCATTTCCAATTGCATCTTTTGCTGTTCCATAGCAAGACGCTGATTCTCTGCAGCCATTTCCATTTGCATCTTCTGCTGCTCAAGCTGCATCTCTGCTTGCATCTTCTGCATTTCCAGTTGTGCCTTAGCTTGCTCAGCTTGGGCCTTAGCCTGAGCTTCCTGCTGCTTCATCTGGAACTCTTGTTGCTGCATCTGCTGCTCAGCCTTAGCTTTCTCAGCTTCAGGATCGGGCTTTTGCTCCTGCGGATTCTTAATAAGTCCATCGAGAGCTTTATCGAGCATCCCCTCAATATCTCGAGCACCACGGAAACCAGCAACAGTCCATTTAACGAGTCCAACAAGCACCGGCGCAGCTTCAGGGCTAGCTTCAAGCAACGGCGGCAGTTGCTGCATGAAACCACTAAATGCGGTCATGAAATCAATGCGGTCTTGCTTCTCCATGGCGTAGTCTGCTTGAGACATTGTATCTGCATTGACTTGAATACGCCATTCAAAGTCTGCTTCACTAGAAAGAAGCTGCATAGCCGGTTCGATGTACTCATCGTTACCGGTAACCATGATGTTCGATTTCTTGATGATTAGTTGCGGATCAAAATGCTTGATCATGATCTCAGCTTTGATTCGCATGATCTCAGAAGCAAACCGTGCTACTTCATCTTGTAACTTCTTGATCCGAACAGAGGCAAACTGAGCTTTAATCTGTTGTGCGCCAAGAGTCTCCGAAGCTTTGCTAGCACCACGAACAATGTCAGCAATTCCAGTAAGCTCATAGATTTGCCCCTTAATAACTTCACGTGCCCCGTTCAATTCTCGGATAGCAACAACTACCACTTCGAGGGGGAGCCAATCGATTTGGCCTTTGATACCACCCTTCTCGGCAAACATTGCCCAGTTATCGGCGGGGATCAAGTCATTGTCGAACCCCTCTTTGAGCATACGCGCAATGGCTGGTTGACCTTTGTCGTATACACCAACAACCTTACATGCTTGAATAAGCATCGAAATGCGGTTGTTAATGGTATCCAGTTCTACGTACTGATCCTGGATCATGTAGTAATCTGGACGCGGTGTAGTATTGCTGGTTGAAGTGTTGGCCAGCATGGGCTTTGGGCAAGGGTCGAACCCTTTGAGACCAAGGGGATCATCACGTTCGTCAAGCAAACTGGTCATTCCTTTCGAATACCAGATTACTTTACGAGTTGTGCGGTCCCAGATCTCATACACAACCGCCTTCTTCAAAATGTCTTCTTTGGGGGTAGATCCCTGGTCGGCATACTTCATGCCACCACTAGCAACAAAGTTAAGTGGGCACGCCTTGCCCTTTTCCTCACCAAAGCGCTCAATGAGCTCTTCACGAGTCATATAGGCCTTGCGGCCTACCCAGCGGCGCTCTTCCCACACACGACATGGGGACCAAATGAAGTCTTGCCAGAAAATGTAGTCTACGCAGATACGTTGATCTGTGATCTGGTACTGCGGCCCTAGTTCCTTAAGATCGTCAGCACCATAGACATCATTACCAGGTGTTGGTGGGATGCTGATTTCCTCAGTATCTGTCTCAAGACGGAGCCATGCTGCTGCAAGACCTGGTACAAGACGATCTTGCACAGCATTTCGCATGCAAGAGTCAAAGTTATCAGTAGGATCATCCAGATCCTGTGTAATGGCACGCTCAATGATTAGTGCGGCTACACGTCCAACTTCATCATTGTAGTCAGTGTACTTGCGTGAAACTGCTGGTTTGGGCAGTTGTGCATAGATTGCAGACTGCAGTATGTTGGTATTGGCATAGAAGATGTTGAACCACTTTGACGGAGCCGTCATAGTGTCCCGTTCATCTATATACCGCTTCGTAACTGTGTTTGCACGCTTGTAGAACTTTTCAAGTTCTTTTTCCGCAGCAATGATTTCGCCAGCCCACCGTTCATGCGGATCAAGCTCTGACGGGATGGTAATCGTAGCGATTTCGTTGGCCATTATTTATCCAATACGCCTATTTGGGCGATTTGCTTCGTTGTCATCAAACAAGGTCTGAAGGTTGTAGTTGGATGCAGTGAGCATTTCCATTACAGTAGTTCGTTTTGATGGTAGAATTGAACCTGTGCCTGTAAATCCAAGCACACCACAAGCCATAGCTACGTATCTAAGGCAGTCACAGTAATCCGATGCCCAATCATGCAGCGGTGTATCCGAGAACATGAGTTTGTTGTCATCCCACTCACGTCTATAGGTCTTCATTGCCTCCAGTAAGTCCCCAGTTGTGACTGTATCAATAGAAAGCAATGGGAAAAGACGTCTTACAGCAGCAATACCGTCACGAACCTTATGCGAAGGAATAATTCGTGGCGTCAGACCTTCTTTGAGAAACTGCTCAACAATTGACTTACCAGTCTGAAGATTCTTAGCTCTAGCATCGTGGGGGAGGAACACGTCACCCAATTCGCCTGCAAACTGGTTGATTTTCTCGATATGATGGAAAATATCCTTACCAGTGGTTGCTTCGCAAGCAACTAGTCGAACTGTGCCATCAAAACCGAGTTGGAACCAAATACAGACTGTGGCATCAGTGAAACCAAGGTCAAATGCACAGTGTGTAGGCAACGACTCATCAAAAAGCGCGCCCTCACGCGCGCGACCATCAATAAATAGCTCGTTGACCTCAGAAGCGTAGATAGCGCCCTTCAAAGCTGAGTCAAAAGAGCACAAATACTCTTGCGCAAATTCCTCAGGATCCATGTCCCGCCGGAGTTCATCCAGTTCAGCAGCTGAAATGATCCCAGAGGTATCTGCAGGGAGATTTAGGTGATACCAATCATCAGGATTCTTCTTAGCTTGCTGAACTACGTCGTAGAAAAGATTCTTTCCACGCGGGGTTGATACAAAGACACTCCATCCATGCCGATCGGAAAGTGCTGGGCGAATAACCTGGGAGAAGACTGAAGGCTTGAATAGGGCATACTCGTCATTAACGGTGCCGTCAAGGTACATACCACGAAGACTGTCAGCATTATCTGCGCCTAGTACGTAGATTGTGGCATCATTCTTCAGCGTAACCTTGAGTTCCGCCTCTTGAGGTGGCTTTCCGAGGTACTGCTCGGCGTAATCCTTCAAGTATGTCCACGCAACACGCTTCGCTTGTGAGTACGTGGGGCCGATGTATGCCAATTGTGGCTTGAAGTTACGGCATTCAAGCGCACCAAAGATCAAGTCGTTTACAAGAGCTACGGTTTTTCCCGCACGACGATGGGTATTCACGGCACCCCAGCGTTGCTTGCGATTGTGGAGCGGGATGAACTGTTCCCGCGGAACGTACTTGAGGACCATTACTCAAATGCCAGTGGATGCGTTGGGTGATGTTTCTGGAGCCACTTGAACAGCTCATGTTCAGGCACATTAGCCTTAAGCCACTCAGCTTCATCGGTAGAGAGCTCTGATAGAGTTAGATCCGGGTTATGCAAAAGATCCCAGTCCATTGACTTAGGCATGGGCGCACCAAACAAATCATTTGGCTTCTGCATTGAACGTGGTGCGCCTGCCGTGTACCCACCAACTTGCATCTGCTTTGCAGCAGTATATGCATCGTTGTTACTATTAGCTTTATGGTATGGAATACCGAGTTGCTTAGCTTGATTTTCAAGCGAACGATTACCAGCAAACTTATGGTCAATAATACCAG